TGGGTGATGAGCCCGGTGAAGATATTATATTGCTTTTTAGTTTTATTAGGTAGTTCAGTTAGTTTTTCTAACTGTTCTTAACTTTTACTCTAATAAGTAGTATCTATCTTCATTAGCAATTCATGAAGTGATGTTTAACTCCTACCACCTTTGGTGTTAGAGGGGGATTCTTACTATCCTCTTTAATTAGTAAGTTTGTTTGGGTTCAAGCCCCAACTGTGAAATTAGCTTGTAGTACAATATATTGAGGCGTGTGACTGAAGAATCACACAACTCGGGAAGTGAATACTTCCCTCTGATAGGAGTAGCAGCCTACCAGAGTATTGCTTATATAGTTTGCACGACTTGAAATTTCCTTTTCCTGATCGTTCCCGAAACGATTCATTAACTATGAGGGACGTGGTCCTAGAGGGACTACCGTATGGTAAGACGATAGAACGTTAATCTAAAACCTTCCCACGTTAAGACCAATGAGGTATTGTTCCTATACCGTGACATTGAGTCTTTGACGTGTAATAAAAGTAGTTATTTTCTAAAGAGGAACCGTGGAGACACATTATGTCGTCTCAAAGAACCAGTATGACGAAACCAAAAACGTTTTTGCAAAGAAGTGTTAGTAGTACTTTTGATGTACGAAGACACGCATTTTTGATATTTGCCGAAAGGTCAGTTTTGAAATCTAGCCCTAAAAGGGGCAATTTTGATAGAAGTTTTGTCGTATCGCCCCTATATGAATCTAGACAGTTTTATTTTCCAGAAACTAATTTTGAAGATCTTGGGGAATTTTTGATTAATTTTGAGATGTATTTTGACAAGGATAGAGTCGTGTCCTTGACTGATATCTTGTTTTATTATTATCCAGATGTTAAGGCCGTGAGACATGTTGTTAATGACATGGCAAATGTGGTAAATCAATGGAAATATATAAGACGAGATGAAAATCTTAATGTGACTCCGCGGCAGGAAGTCATATGGGGACTTAGAGTGCTATTTACGCATTATTTCTCCGCTTCCAAGATTCAAGCATTGTGTCGAGGATATTTGTATCGTAACCGATCTAATGTCCGTACGCTGCGTAAAGCTTTACGCACTGGAGTGAATCTTCTCGGTGACGTGGTTGACTATGGTCTAGATAAGGCCTTGAGTGTAGTGAAACTTTTTGCTAATCGTGTGGCATTAATAAGATATGCCTTACGCTGTGATGCAGCCGCTATAGCTTCGTTACTATTCTGTATTTCCGATATGTATAATACTGCACTGACATGTAATAGTTTCAGTACATTATCAATTGCGTTGGTACGTTTTGTACAGAATATTAACGATATGCGACTTACTGAAGTCTTTCGTGGTGTGACCACAGTATGTTCACACATTATTTCACCAGGTGTTGTATCGGACTGGTTAGCTTTATTTAAGGAGATTTTGCATAAAGCTGTTCGACCTCAGGGGCCTGGTGAATCTTTGTCCTATTTCTTTGATAAACTCAAAGAGGGAAAAGATTCCTTTACTAGTCTCATTGCCAGTCCAGTGATTTATAAGTTTTTGTGTTTAATTCGCTACTCCGTAACTAAGGTGTTGGCTTGGGCCATAGGCTTGGATCGAAATGATGCCGTTATGTCTTTTGCTAACGCAGCCATCCCTCAAGACTCTTTTTCATTTTGGAGTTTTGTGACATCTACTGTTATTGATTTTTGTGACGGTGGGTGCCAATACTTTATTGAAGGTAACACAAATGCTTTTGTACATTCCGCGACTACTTTTAAGACTTGGGCAAATGAAGTTAGTGAGCTTGTTGGACTTTTTGATCGCCGTGTTCAGGATGAAGCGATAGTTGGTCCCCATGAGATTACATGTACTGATTTCAATGTTCGCTTGGATAAAGCATATCGCTTTGGACAAGAGATCTTGAAAGCTAGTGCATCTTTGAAGAAAATATCCCCAAGTGAGTACAATGCATTACTCAAGGTGATGGGTTCGCTTGAGGACCTTCAAGGAAAGATGTATGCGGAGACACTGAGTGGTAAAACAAGATCGCAACCTTATGCCGTAGTGTTTTATGGTCCTTCTAGTTGTGGTAAAACACATTTATGCCATTACACTATTCAAGCTAGTCATAATCTTGTGAGCAATCTCCCTTTTGAGGATGGGATGGTGTATTGTGCCACTCCTGGGTCCGAGTATGAGGAGAATTTGACTCGTAATAAGATTTATGAAATTATCGATGAGTTAGGTGCTGAAAATCCGATGACGACGCCGTCTACACCGCCCAATCAAATAAGCCTTTTACAGAAAATCAATACCCAACCCATGACAGTGAATATGGCTGAGTTATCCCGGAAAGGAAAGGTGAATTATGGTGTCAAATTTGTTGTCGGTGCCAGTAACAATCCTAAATGGGCCCACCCATATTATGTCGCACCTGCAGCTCTGTATAGGCGTTTTCAACTGCACATTTTCGTCGAATTGCTCCATGAATTCTCAGTTCTTGATCCTGAAGGTCGTCCAACAGGGGTCATTGATAAATGGAAAGCCCAGGCCTTTGAGGATGAACATGGTTTCAAACCTTTTGTGTGGCGTTTGCGTATTAATAAACTATTCCTCAATCCTGATAATCTGCGAGATATCAGGTATAGTCTTGTATCAATAGTTGAATCTTGGGATGCATTTAAAGACTTTCTGAGGGGAGATTATCGCGACTATAAGACAGGTTTGACTATAAGTGCTAGAAATATGGATTTCGGCGATTGTGGTTTCTGTGTTCGGTGTGATCAGCTACCAGCAAAGTGTGCTTGCTTTGCTCGAGCGGTGAATGAGGAGTTACCTTTCTGTGCGCAATCATACCCTTATTTTGTCGTATATTTGACGTCATTTGTTGGCTCGGCACAGATTTTGGTGTGGCTATTTTCTCATGTGTTCAAGCCAATTTATTCAAAGTTTGTGAAGAACAGTGCAAAGAACTTGCTTCGTGATGGAGTTCAAGATGCTGGCGCCAAGATGAATGAGTTCATAGTCGGGACCAATGTGGCCCTGCTCATCGTTGGCTTGGGTAGCATTATCAAAGCTACTTCTCTTTTAGCTGCCCCTAGCATCATGCCTCAGTGTGACGAAGAACGCCAGAAGACATTGCCGTTATACGAAACGCGAATTGTTGGTAAGGAGCGTAACAAATATGAGCCGCTTCCTGCATTGAGTCTTAATCTCACCTGCACTCCCGGAGTCAAAGGGGATCATATTGAGCAAGCAGTGAGTCAGAACATGAGAGCAATCGATTTTATCGATGCGGATAATAGGTACATCCGTGTGCTTGCGCTAGGAGTTCATGATCACTATTATCTGATACCTTGGCATATTGTCGAAGCAATGAACAAATGCAGATTTTTCAGGATAGTTGATTTTAACAATTCACCCATCAATACTTCTAGGGATATGGCTTATGACCCATCATTAGTGCGTAGATGTAATGATACTGCATATGGTAAAGTTGATTTAGCTGTATTAACGATTCCTGGTGTACCAGCAATTCGGAATATTCTCAAGTTCTTCCCTGAGAATTTCCCTAGTTTGGGTGTACATACTTTAGGTTCCTTAATTACCTTCGAAAGAGATTCCGGGGAGATGGAAGTTAAACCTATTAAGTGTAAGACTGCTATGGCTCGTGAATATGATTCTACCATTCCTCCAACTATAGTCTATGAGTACTCTTATTCGAAGAAAGGAGCATGCATGAGCCCTTTGTTGGTGAGAGTTAATAACACTTACACTATTGGGGGTCTACATATTAGTGGTACTGAAACTGACTCGGTCTCCTTCGGGAATAGTCTTTGTGTGACACGCTCAATGATCGCTGATATCACTGGGGGGGCGATAGTACAAAATATTGTGCGTATCCCTGCTACCCTTGAACATGAGTCTAAGGTGGTTCCAGTTTACCATGACAAGAACATGTTTAACTTTATTCCTGGTGGTTGCGCGACTCTCCATGGGGAGGAAGTTGGGGTCCCAAATTCAAACGCACGTTCGGATGCTAGGCCTTCGCTTTTGAAGGATTATGTTGAAGAACGTACTGGTCCTTCCCCTTATCGTCCGGCTGAGGTGAAGATAGGACATGTTAAGGGATTGTGGAATAATCCCTTCCAGAAGAGTGTCCTGCCTACAATGACAGCTATGACGAAGTTTCCTCCTAAAGTTCTTGAAATGGCGACTGAATCATATAAGGAAAGGTTGAGAAAATTTCTCCCCCCTGTTGAGAAAGAGTATAGGCGCCCGTTGACAGATTATGAGACAATTAATGGTATTCCAGGTGTAGCATTTTACGGTGGTATTAATCGAACTGCTGGAGCTGGTTATGGGTGTAGTAAGAAATCTAAGTATCTCGTCGAAGACATTAGACCTAATTACCCCAATGGGGTGAATTTTACGGCTGATGTTTATGTAGAGTTAGATCACTTGCGTGGGGAGATTTATAACGGAAATATGGTTCGGCCTACCTTCAAGGCTAACTTGAAGAATGAGATGCGTTCCTTGCGTGAGAGGAAACAGGAGGATATAGATCAGATCCGGGCTAGCTTTCCAGGTAGAAGTGATGAGGAAATATCGGCAGCCGTGAATGCTGATTATAATTTTGTAACTCATGAGATCAAAGATGCTCGTGTTTTTATGGGAGCGCCTATGTTATGGTCTCATGAGATGCGTAGATTATTTCTACCTGTTATAAGAGTCCTACAGTTACATAATCTGGTGAGTGAATGTGCAGTAGGAATTAATCATGCGAGTGGGGATTGGGCACGCTTATTTAAACATTTAACCAAATTTGGTAGGAAAAATGTTGGTGATGGCGATGGTAAGCATTATGATAAGGTTGAATCGCCTGAAGTTCTCCTACGAGATGGTGAAATCTGCATCTTCGTTGCGCGCTACTGGCTGGAATACAGTGAGCGTGATTTAATGGCAATGCAGATAATGGTTGAAGATTTAGCCTTTCCTCTTATTCATATGTTATTCTCTCTAGTTACACTACATGGTAGTTTAGCTTCTGGTTCCGTCGTTACTGTGAACTTCAATTCCTTAACGAATTCTTTGTACATGCGTTGTGCTTGGATTATGTTGGGTTTAGATATCGCAGAATTTGACGACAAAGTTGCTTTAACTACTTATGGCGATGATAACGCTTTTGGGACATGTGAACCAACATATAATTTTAACAATATCTCGCGTGTCTTTAAAGAAGTTGGATATGAGTATACTCCTCCTGATAAAGGAGTCGATGGCTATACTTTCAAGGACATATCAGAACTTCAATATTTGAAGCGCTCTTTCGCCGAACGTGATGGTAAAGTATTTGCTCCTTTAGATATGCAGTCTATTAATCGAATGTTATCTTGGATTGTTGACAGTAAACTGTCTCCTCATGAGCATTTATTTGCTATAATACCTGCTGTTGAATTGGAGTTTTATCAGCACGGTCGTGAAGTCTATAATGATTACACGTCTTGGCTACAAGAGGCCGATGTCATTAAAGAACATGGAATTGTCTTTCGGACATTTGATGTGATTGATGCGCAGTATGCGGAGAAGTATACAATAAATGCGCTTGGTGTCGAACCTCAGGCCAATTTAAGTTGGAGAGACTATTCTCTATCCTATGGCTTTGGAAGTATGTCTGATTGTAAACCAAAACTTCCCGTACGATGTGATCTTCCAGAGAAAACTTATCCTGCAGATGATCTGGACTGCTATCGTTACGTAAGACCAGTGGCAACCCCACGAAATACCTATTCAGGTAGGTCATGGTCTGACCAACACAGTAGGATACATGTTCCCGGGATTGAGTTAACCCTTGAACATTTGAACCGACTCGCTAACAATAAAAGTTCAAGTTTGGCAGAATCTTACAAAACTGTCTCCGCTAGTGCTAATTTGCCCCAGAGCTCTTGCGGAATTGACCAGAATGTTTCCTGGTTAGATATGAATGCGGGGCGTCAGAGTATGGTTAATACTTACTCTGATCCTACAACGAATGATGCTAGTTCAGTTGCTCCTTTAGGTGATGTACTATCACGTCCAGTCAAGATTTACGAAACTGACTGGGACGTTGGTAACACTACATTCGGGGGGACATTTAACCCTTGGGCACTATGGGTGGCTGATAGTATGGTTCAGTCCAAGTTACAGCACTTCCATCTTTTGCGTGGTAATCTGAAACTGACGATTAAGATTAATGGTTCACCAACTTTTGCTGGGCAGACCATGTTTGCATATAGTCCTTTGGACAATTTGCGTACTAGTTATGCAATTGCTTCGGCGACAGCAGCTCAAAGACAGCGTGCCATGATGCAATATTCGCAGATGCTCCATATGTACGTGGATGCATCTACGTCAGAAGGAGGGTGCTTGTGTCTACCTTTCATATGGCCTGATAACGCTCTGAATGTTCAGACTATGGCTGACTTTACCAATATGGGGAAATTATACTTTATAGCTATGGCCCCTTTGCGGGCTGTCACAACTCCGGGTGCTTCTCCAGTTGGTACGAAAGTAGATATCACAGTTTTTGCGCATATGGAGCCTGGATATTCGCTGCAAGTTCCAGTCGTTTCTTCTCTTGTCGCTCAAGCTGATAGTACGACTGAAGAATTTGCATGTGTGTGTCCATCACGATGTATGCCTCGCTTTACTTTTAAGCGCAAAGTGCAACCTCAGGCGGACGACGAGTACAAAGAACAGACAGATGGTATTGTTTCGCGACCAGCAAAGGTGATAAGTAACTTAGCAGCTCGATTAGTGGATGCTCCTGTTATTGGTACCTTTGCTCAGGCAACTAGCATTGCTGCAGGCGCCGTGGGCGATATTGCCAAACTGTATGGTTTTAGTTCTCCAGCTGACATACGTCCAGCTGAACAGATGTTCTCTACTCAGATGGGCCAGACTAGTTATACTTCAGGAGCTAGTCTAGTCAACAAGTTGACAATGGACCCTAAACAAGGACTGTCTGTTGATCCAAGAGTCGTTGGAGTTGACCTTGGAGATGAGATGACTATTAAGTCTATTGCATGTAGAGATACATATATTGGACAATTTGATTGGGATGCAAGTGATACTGCTGGTACGAATTTATTCGTAGCAGCTATTCAGCCAATGTTGGCTATGTATGAAGCTCAAACAAATGACGTCATCTTTCAGATGACGCCTATGGCTATGGCCTCTTCGAATTTTACCTCTTGGAGTGGTACAATTAATATTCGTCTACAGGTCATTGCCACGAGTTTTAATAAAGGTAGATTGAAGATCACTTACGATCCCAGTTCAGAGAGTAGTGCGTCTACTTTCAATACTTTTAACACAGCTTATACAAACGTGCTGGATCTTTCCAGTTCTCGTGATGTGACCATCCCAATTAGGTGGGCTCAAAAGGAGTTATATAAGGATGTTTTAGCTCCGTCTGATGCCTTGGCTTATGATTTGTATGGCTCTACTTGTACCGTTCCTTCTAACTATTGTAATGGTTATTTAGGAGTGCAGGTGCTTAATGAGCTACCACGAATTAATAAGACCACTATTGAGGATCAGGTTATCACTGTTCTTGTGTTTGCAAGTGCCGGGGAAGATTTTCAGCTTCAGAATCCTTCCAGTTATATCTCTGATTTTAAGTGGACAACATATCCTGAAGCTGACGTGCAATTCTATCCCCAAGCATCAGATGCTTTCAGTGAGCAAGCCTCACCTACTGATCCAGACGGAGCGGAAGATGTGGGCGTAATGGGACAGGGTTTAGGAGGCACTGTGAGATACAAGGATTTAGTATGTTATGGTGATCCTGTTACTTCTTTCCGTTCTCTGCTGAAGCGTTTTCAATTTGTGGGTATTCGCACATGGGACCCTAACGAGACTAGTACAAATGGTTTGTATTTGGCATCGTTAGCTCTTCCTAACTTTCCTGATCCACCAGGATTTGAGGCTGGAAATTATTGGACAGTGAAAGTAGGATTAACTGATCATCCTTATAATCCAGACAAGATGACTTTATTGTCTTTACTGAGCGGATGTTATGTCGCTAGAAGAGGTGGAATTAGACATAAGTATCTGACTAAGTGGACAAGTTCTGGATCTAATCCTACTTGTAAGGTGTGGGCAGTAAGAAGCAATGCTGCCCCTAGCCACCCTGCAATTGATCTCTTGGTAGATGCCGCTTATACCTATCCTACAGCACCAATTAACTTTAATGAAAAGATAACTGGTAACGAAGGAGAGGGTACTGCCATTATTAATAGTGGCTTCCAGAGCGGAGTTTTAATAGAGCTCCCAGCAACTACCCCGAAAAGGTTTTACCTTGGGCAGGGTAGTAAGTGGGGTGGTAACACTGTTGATTATTCGGCAGTGAATACGCATGTATTGCATTTTGAAGCGTACACTCAGACCACCTCTTGGCCGACACATGTTTTCTCGGTCGATGACTATGTCGCAGCAGCTGATGACTTTTCATTAGTATATTTTAATTTTGTTCCCACATTATTTCTATATACTAGTGCAGCATCAGTAGATGGACATGTCTAAATTCTCTAGGAGTGGCCCTAGAGTCTCATCAGGTAATATACCTAGTTTTAAATTACAACATTAGTTTTCAACCAGGTAACGCCTGGGGAGTTTTTATAATGTCACGTGTTTATTACTATAGGTTATTACTTAGCCTATTATTCAAAA